ACTCTTGCTTTGAAGAAAGAGATTGCTAGGTGTAATAACATTCAGATGGCACGTAAGATTCAACTTAACTCTGCTTATGGTGCTATTGGTAATGAACACTTCCGATATTATCGTCTGGATATTGCTGAGGCTATCACTCTTGCTGGACAACTATCAGTTCGGTGGGCAGCAAACGATGTCAACAGATATCTAAATAACATTTTGGAATCTGACGATAAGGATTATGTTATCGCTATCGACACCGATTCAATCTATCTTAATCTCGGACCTCTTGTTGATAAATTTTTTGGTAATCTTGCTGACGATAAGATCAAGATTGTTAACCTCCTCGATAAGGTCTCTACGGAGAAACTTGAACCATTCATCGAGAGAAGTTATAAGAACCTGGCGAAGTATGTATCGGCGTATGACCAGAAGATGAAGATGAAGCGTGAGAACATTGCCGAACGTGGATTCTGGAAAGCGAAGAAACGTTATGTTCTTAACGTATGGGATAGCGAGGGAGTTCGCTATGAGAAACCAAAGATGAAGATCTGTGGTATGGATACACAGCGTTCTTCTACTCCTCAGTTTTTCCGTGGCAAACTAAAAGATGCTTTTGATATTATTCTAACTCAAGATAATGATGCCATTTTTTCTTTTATTAAGAAAGTAAAAAAGGAAACTAGGGAACAAGACTATACCGACATTGCTTTCCCTAGAGGATGTAATGGATTGACAAAGTACGGTGATCGTAGTACAATATATACGAGGGATCATAGTGCTGTCCCCATCCAAGTCAGGGCAGCGTTGCTTTACAACCACCACATCAAACAGAACGAATTGGATCACAAGTATCAACTTATTCAAGAGGGTGAGAAGATCAAGTTTATCTATCTCAAAACTCCTAATCCAATCAAGGAGAATGTCATTGGATTCTTCCAGGAGATTCCTAAGGAATTGGATCTTGAAAAGTATGTAGACTACAAGACACAATTCGAAAAATCATTTCTCGTACCACTTGGTAAAGTTCTAGATGCTATTGGGTGGCAGACGAAACGAAAACAATCACTACAACATTTTTTCTAATCAATATGGATTTTCTTTCACAAGTAATTAAGGACAGCAAAAATGAATATGCTGGTTTTGTCAGCGAAGGTGTTGCTGCTGGTGATGTTTCAGGTTTTATTGATACGGGGTCTTATCTCTTTAATGCCGTGGTTAGCGGTTCGATTTACGGAGGTATTCCTTCCAATAAAATCACTGGACTTGCGGGACCGTCAGGCACCGGAAAGACTTTCTATGCTCTCTCTGTTGTTCGTCATTTCCTTAATACTGATCCTGAAGCTGGAGTCATTTATTTTGAATCTGAGTCTGCCATTTCTAGGGATATGATTGAGGATCGTGGCATTGATTCTCGTCGGATGATTATCTTTCCTGTAGCTACCATTGAGGAGTTCAGGACTGAAGCGTGTCGTATTATGGACAAATATCTTGATGTCCCAGAAGACGAACGCAAACCCATGATGCTTGTGCTAGACTCTTTGGGGCAACTCTCCACCACCAAAGAGATGACAGACATGGCATCCGGTGCCGAGAAGCGTGACATGACCAAGGCACAGCTTGTCAAAGGGGCGTTCCGAGTCTTGACACTTAAGTGTGGCAAGGCAAATGTACCAATGATTTTTACTAACCATGTATATGCCACAATGGGTACTATGTACCCTGAAGACAAAATGGGAGGAGGTAGCGGACCAGAGTATTCTGCTAGCACACTCATATTTCTCGGAAAGAGAAAGGAGAAAGATGGAACGGATCAAGTCGGAAACATTATCCGCTGCAAGGCTAAGAAGTCTCGTCTGACCAGGGAGAACTCTCAGGTTGAAACACGTCTGTTCTTTGACAATCGTGGACTAGACAAATACTTTGGACTAGAAGAGTATGCTGTGAAAGCAGGTGTGTGGTCTAAGTCCGGTACTCGCTATGAAATCGATGGCAAAAAATACTACGGCAAGACTATCTTACAGGAACCAGAACAGTTCTTTACCCCAGAGGTTTTAGATGCCATCGATGAAGTAGTGAAGAAAGAAATGAAATACGGTACTGGAGCAGAAACCACAGAGGAGGAACTTAATGGAGAGGATTGAAACTACTGTTCTTAGAAATATGTTTTCTAATGAACCATTTTTTAGGAAGGTAGTTCCATATGTAAAACCGGATTATTTTGATCAACACCATGAGAAGATTATTTACGAAGAGGTGTGGGATTTTGCTAGTAAGTACAACACCCCGCCTAGTGCTGAGGTCATTGTCATTAATCTACAGAATCGTAGGGACCTTACTGAAGACACCTTCACTGATGCTGTCAAGGCGGTCAAAAAGTTCTCGGACGAACCAGTTGAACAGCAGTGGTTACTTGACACTACAGAGAAGTGGTGTAAAGAGAGGGCAGTCTATCTCGCTCTACAGGAATCCATCAAGATTGCGGATGGAGGTAGCAAGGAACTATCACCAGATTCGATCCCCGCTATCTTACAAGAAGCCTTATCAGTATCGTTCGACGAACACCTCGGACTAGATTATTTTGGGAGCATCGAACACCGTTATGAGTTTTATCATCGTGTAGAGGATAAAACTCCATTCTCTATTGAAAAGGCAAATCTTGTCACTAATGGTGGTCTCTCTAAGAAAACCCTAAACGTCTGGATGGCACCTCCTGGTATTGGTAAGTCAACAGTAATGTGTGATCATGCTGCTTTCTGTTTATCCCAGGGATATAATGTATTGTATATCTCATTGGAGATGGCAGAAGAAAAACTTGCCGAACGTATCGATGCTCACCTTTTGGATGTTGCTTCGAACGAAATTAAAAATCTACCTGAATCTGTCTTCACGGGTAGGTTACACGAATTATCAAAGAAGACACAGGGTAAACTTATTATCAAAGAATACCCCACAGCAAGTGCTCATGCTGGTCATTTTGAAGCTTATCTCAATGAACTAAGTCTTAAGAAAAGCTTCAAACCCGACATTATCTTCATTGATTATTTAAATATATGTGCCTCCTCTAGATACAGAGGACATATTGTTAACTCATACACATATGTTAAATCTATTGCAGAAGAACTTAGGGGTCTTGCTGTTAAGCACAACGTACCACTCGTTTCTGCTACTCAAACTACTAGGAACGGTATTGGCAATAGCGATCCTGATATGTCCGACACCAGTGAGTCTTTTGGCTTACCCGCTACTGCCGACCTTATGCTTTGTCTTATCTCTACTGAGGAACTTGAACAATCTGGTAGGATCCAGATTAAACAAATCAAGAACCGATATAATGATACCAATAAATTCAAGAGATTTATTGTTGGTCTTGACAGATCCAAAATGAAGATGTATGATGTAGAGGAGTCTCCTGACGAACTGATGGAAGGTTGGTTAGAAGAAGATAATGACACCTATGATAAATTTAAGGATGTCTCTACAAAACAAAAACGTGATTTTTCTGAATGGTTATGATTGATTTTAAAAAGTACGAACAGTTTGTTGATGGCGTGACCAGTGATGAGTCAAAAGATTTTGTTGCTCTTGCTGACCGTCTTGTTGAACTTGATAGAGAAGGTGCCAACATTGAGCGTCTTTACACTGGTGCTACTGGGATTGCTTGTGAAGGTGGTGAGATCCTTGAGATTGTTAAGAAACTGGTGTACCAAGGCAAACCTTGGAACGACGACAATCGAGAGCATCTCATTATTGAGTTGGGTGACGTTATGTGGTATGTGGCACAGGTGACTCAAGCACTTGGTGTTACGATGGAAGAGGTTCTTGACACTAACATCACTAAACTTGGCAAGCGTTATCCTGCTGGTGCCTTTGATGCTTACTACAGCAATAACAGAGCAGAAGACGATCGATGAAGTGACACACGCCCTCCGGCTCTCTAGTCGGGGGGCGTTATACTATGTACATAAATACATAGGACCCCTCTCCTACTCGGATGGCAGCACAGAACAAGCATCTGGAGCACCTAGAGGACGAACTGATTAATTATGGATACAATGGATACGTCGCCTCTGCTGATCTAGTACAGAACTTTCTAGACGAACTTGGTGGGCGTCCTGGTAGTGGCATGAAAGTTACTACTAAGTGGGACGGAGCTCCTGCCGTGGTGTGTGGCATTGATCCAGAGACAAATCAATTCTTTGTAGGAACTAAGTCGGTTTTCAATAAGAAAGAACCCAAGGTTAATTTTACCGATGAAGATATTGACAGGAACCATGGTAATATTCCTGACCTTGCTACAAAATTAAAGTATTGTTTAAAGTATTTTCCTGAACTGAAGATTAAGGGTGTCATTCAGGGAGACCTTCTCTACAGTGAAGGTGATGTCAAAACTGTAACTATGGATGGTGATAGGTTTTATACTGTCACTCCTAATACGTTGACTTATGCCTGGCCAGTTGACAGTGATCTTGGTAAGCATGTAAACACAGCAAAGGTTGGTGTAGTATTTCACACATACTATCGTGGTGGTGATACTCTGGGTGAGATGAGTGCTGGATTTGGTGTTGATCAACTCAATCTTAAATCTACTAGGAACGTCTTCCTTGCTTCTGCTGTTGTGGATAACATCAGTGCTAAGTCTGGTCTGACCCGCTCGGAAGAAACGACACTACAAAATGTTCTGAGAGTTACTAAGCGACACGCTCCTATCGCTAAAGACTTCTTGGAAACTATTGCCCATAATGCTACTAAGCAGTTTACTCTTGGGTATACTATGAAGCGTTTTACCAACTCCTATGTCAAGGAAGGTAGGACGATTACTAATGCCAGGGGATTCATGGATGGATTCGTTAAAGCATTCGAGAAGTCTTTGGTTGAAAAAGTAGAAAGTCTTAAGACTGAGAAGTCTAAAGCACAGTACCGTGACATTCTGGCAAACGGTATCACTTATCTGGAGGAGAACAAGAGAGCATTCCAAGCATTTATTGTGATGTATAACTCATTCACAAATGCTAAAAATTTAGTTGACAAGAAACTTGCTGGACTCAGTGACACTAAAGTATTTCTCCGTCAGGGAGATAATTTTGTAGTTACAAAACCAGAAGGATATGTTGCTATCGTTGACGGCAAAGCAGTCAAGATTGTTGATCGTCTTGAGTTCTCCCGTGCCAACTTTATGTTGGATAAGACTTGGACTCCTCCCAAGCAGGAAGGTGCTAAGGTTGCTGTGTTTACTTTCGGTCGCTTCAATCCTCCTACCAC